GGCTTGTTATTAATCTAAAATTAGATTATGATGCTGGAGCCCAAGTACGATCTACGATCTTACCATATGACCCAGATGTGTCTTCTGGAAGAAGACGGAATGAAACCTCAAACATTGATGCTTCGTCACGCTTTGCAGATACAGTTACATTCTCAATTGAGAGTGCACGGTATGCTGAATAAACACGCTCAACATATGCAGAGTCTTCACAGTCTCCAGTTCCAGGACCTACAGCAACAATACCACGCTCAACTGGGCACTCACCAATGTCTCCTGCGGAGAGATTAAGTGTTTGTCCATTTGAAGATGACTTTGTTCCTGATAGTTCATCTGAGCTAAAAGCAAGAGCCAATAGAAGGTTCTCAAGTGTAGCTTCAGCAAAAGCAGTAGCAAGATTTACTTGCATACCCTGCTTGTATAGTTTAGCAACGTCAAGAATCTGGTCAACCTGTACTTCACCGAAGTCTGGTTGGAACTGCAATTCAAGACCGTTCATGGTATAACCTACGTTTGTATAAGCTGCATCGTCAGAAAGGGTATCCTTAAAAGACTCAGAACTTACGAACGGCTCCAGTGTACCTGGAGTAAGGGTTGTATCTGCTACGAAAAGTGCAGCAGCACCAACGATAATGTTGGTCGACGTACCACGAGTATATGCCATTTTTTCACCTCTACTTTCAATAGAATCTATATGAAGTTTTTGGCGGGTTTCCTCGCCTTAATTATAACATTGTTTTATATAATAATTTTATTGGCAGGCTTAGGCTCTGGTGCCCATTCATTATTTGTAAGACCTGGCATTTGATGATAGTCAAAATCAATAATGACTTTATTTCCAGCATAGGTTCTAGCTGTTCCAAAGTCAATAATATCTCTTACCTCTTCTAGCTGATATACCTTAAAATTGTGGAAGTAAAACATATTATTTATTGGGTCTTCATTTTCATTAAGTCTAATTTGTCTATTAGAGCACCAGTCGTTTACCTCTTCGGCAGACTCATCTCCACGATCTAGTAGTCTAAGAACCTCTTCAAGAACCTGAATCATATTAGGTACTGCATTTTCTTCTGTAGCATAAAAATAATATAGGATTTGTTCACATTTAATATGAGGAAACGGTTTTCTTCTCATTCTAAACATTCTATCCCAAGTAGCCATAACACCTTCAAAACCGTATTGCTGAACCTGTGATGGAGTAAGTGTATCTGGATTAATCAAAACAAAGTTTTCTGTTAAATCATCAATTGACGATGGAACAGATGGAAAAAGCGGTACACCAATTCCAACAGTAGTAGCAAGCTTTGCCTGTAAATATTTGTTAACCCATAGCACTGGTGTATTTAAAGATGTTGTATCTGCCATTATCTATTAACTCCTGCATTTGCTATCCATCTAAAACCTGTTTCAATGCCCTTTGATCTACCGCCCTTTTTTGCAGACCGCAGATTCTTCTTATATAGTATAGGATTGTTTAAATAATCATATACGCCAGTTGATCTTAAAAATGCTTGTGTAAAATATTTACTAAAGAAACTATCAAAAACATTTTCAAATGATCCTTGTGTTTGTATTCCTCCAGGATTGTCTACGTACACTGGATTTTTTGTAAATACCGTTTCTCCATTTTCCTCAAATACAAGTACATCTGACTTAGATGGTCGAATAACAACTGGAATTCCCTGCTCCATAATTCTAGCCTTATCATAAAATGGAACATTAGATCCATTTTTGATAGATGTTGATTGTTTAAAAGTAGATATAAAAGATAGTCCAAGATTGCTTACTGTGTATTGAATATCAAATAATCTAGATCCAGAGTTTCCTACTCTATCCCATTCATAAATATGGTGAAGAGCATTTGGGTTCATTCTTGCATTAGCGTCTATATATTCTTCAAGAACCTCTTTTACCATACCGCCAATATTGTTTAAAAACACAGATTTTCCAGCTTTTACTCCATCAATGAACCCATAAGAATATTCCATAATATTGTTCATTTCTTTTTGAAATTGCTTGCTACTGATAGACATTTTAATCATAGGTCGCTGGCCTGATTCTCTGATCTACGAACAATTAACTTATAGTATTCTATTGATCCAAATGGACCAACTACTGGCTCTTGTGTTGCTATTTCAAATATAGTAGACTTTCCAGCTCTTGGGCCTGCTGTTTCTAAATAAATTGGGCTATCATTTTTAGTTCTAATATTAGTAATAATTATATTAGTTATTGCTTCCTTTGATTCGTGGGAAGAAATTCTAATATCCAATCTTGATCTTCCTATTAGTGATGATTCTTGATTAATTTTTACATTTGGTTTTACATCTTCTGCCCATGCAGTCCCAGCTACAGAAAAATCACAAGCAAAAGTTCTGTCTAAAACCCAAGTCTTTTTTAGGTTTCCATATGCCTGTTGCTCTACTATTGGATAGTATACATCTGCTTTAAGTGGATACATAAAGTCTGTGTCTTCACAGATTACCATTATAGTACTCCAGGTGTACCGAAGTTTGTTATATACTTTTCTAAAATTTTATCTACAACAAGATTTCCAGTACCGCCAAAAGATTCTTTTTCAAATTCAATTCTAAATTGATCTGTTGAATATTTAGATACATACCTCTTGTGATAATCAAGCTTTCCACACTTTAGATCTTCAATCAACATCATAACTGCATCTTTAATATCGTATGGCACTACTTTATACCCAGTTTCTAGTGAGAATAAATAATTCCATCCCATTGGAAATGTAACTCCTGGAGCAACTGCCAAAGTGTTTGGGCTGTCTTCTGTATCATATAAATACAAAGAATCTGAGTATGCCAAAGGAACTCCCTTTGGGTTTCCAGTCATTCTTATATATGAATCATCTTGCTGCACCCAGTCTTTAATGATAGATGTTTTATCTTTAGTAAGCAAATAATTCCACTGACCTATAGCTTGTGGATCTTGACTATAATCCCAAACAAGTGAGTTATTTTCATATGCCTTTAAAATTTTATATGTTCTATCCCATACTGGCATAAAGTCAGTATTGTTTCCTATTGTTTCATACCATGATCTTTCAAAATAAAAACCGCCAGGAACCATAGCATCTATTATTGCTCTTGCTAAACCTTCTAATTGAACATATTCATTTTTTTCTGTTGCAGTAGTTCCAAGAGAGTATGGGTCAACATATGGCCTCATAATCTCAAGATTGTCCTCTACAACTATTTCTGACTGCTCACCATCAACATCATCGTAAATTGCTAAATAGTATGATTCATCATATGTATTAAATAATGAAGGCAATGTATACTCTATCTTAGAGTCTGAGTTAGATGTTAAGCTTTCTTCTACCTCTACAACGTTTCTAGAACTATCTTGAATAACAAGGATATAGTCACTATTTGCCTGTGGCACATCATAGGTAATTGAAAGCGGATATGGTGGTAAGCGCAAAACCTGCATTATATTTTGCCGTAATGTTTAGCTACTTCAGCTGGAGATGCCTCACGGACACCCTTTTGCTTAAGCCACTTTACAGACTCCTCCTTTGTGACAATGTTATACCCCTTTTCAAGGCTTCCCACGCCACTCCAATGAAGATTCTTTGCTGAAAACAAAGCTACTTTCTTTTTTGGAGACTCTTGTTCCTTTTTTGCTTTTGTTTTTTCCTCTGTAGGTACAAAAGGAAGTATTGCTTCTAATATCTCTACCTTAGTATTTGCACCGACAAGATCAATATGATTCTTTTTAGCATATGCTCTTAATTGTGGAACTGTCTTTTTCTTAAATTCTTCTACTGCTTCTAATGTTGTTGTCATTTTTTCCTCCACTGCTATTATATCAGAATTACATTATTTGTACAAACTTTGTGGCTTTCTAACTCCTGCTGGAGTTCCACTCATAATTATATTTTCTCCAAAATTTGCTGTAGGAATACATCCCATAGCAAATCTTTCTGTAATAATTCCATTAGGACCACTAATAACTGTTCCTATTCCACCAGCAGCTATTGTACCGTCACCACTATGCTGATGGTCTACTACTGGATTTCCTGGATATGACATATTGTCTCCTAATGCGTAAGGAGGGCAGGTTTTACGCTGCCCTCCCTACAAAATAGTTTTTACAAACTATGCGGTTGGGTCAACTGCTGCATCTGCATAAGCAACTGCATCAAGTTCTTCCCATTGAATACCAAAGCGGACGAATACTGTGTATTCAATTGTGTCCTTCTTTGGCTTGTATTCACGGTTTACAGTGATATCACGCTGGAAGCCCCATACACGGTTTGCAGGGAATGTCAAATCGACATAATCTGCTGGGTAATAAGGAACTTCTTGTACATCAATTCCGAGAACACGTGTTGTACGTGCTCCACCGAATGTTTGACCAACGCCATCAAGATATGACTGACGATTGCGCTCTGTACCACCAGTACGTGGTGCAAATGCTTCAGCAATAGCGTCAGCAAGTGTACCGTTGTTCTTAACGATACCCTGGAATGCATCTGTACCAGCATAGAACTTTAGGTTCTGCTTTAGTGCACGATACTTACGTGGCATTGCAAGGATAATATCCTGCATTACTTCTGTTGTCCAGTTGTCATCGCTTACTGTAACAAGTGCTTCGTGAGCATCTGATCCAGTTGTAACCTTGTTAACGAAACCTTCCATGATTGAAAGGAATGGTGAAGTTGTACCATCGCCATTAATAGCT